CAATGTCCAAGCACCATATACAATGGCTGCCCAGGCTAATAAGTTTACTGGAATAATTGCACTAAAGAAAAGTGTAATAACTCCTACGGCAATTAGAGCGCCGCCATCCCAAGATGTACGTTCGCTTAGTCTATCTTTAATCCATTCAATCATATTGATCTCCTTTTTATATTATATAGTCTATTGTGAGAATCTTCTCACATTGTAATATAGCAGATTCATAGGAATCTCCTAGTGATATTACTATATTATTTATTAGTTTACACTGGAATTATACTTGTGTCAAGTATTTATCAAAGTATTCCGTTGTGCTTTATATGTTGTAAAGATAGTACTTTACCATCTTTATCCACAATTATTTCACCATCTATACTTCCAGCCATCTTCTTTTTACCATTTTTTGATATGAATAGTGTTGGCTTTATTTCAATTCCATTTAAAGAACGTTTAAGGTTTAATGGCTTTTGTACCTTTGTTGCTGGTTTAAATCCCATAATTACTTACCTTGTCCTTTATATTTTTTATAAGAACGTTTTTTGCTTTTGTTCATAGAACTGAATTTTGTTCGTGAATGTGTGTTTCCTATACTTGTCTTTTTTGGTTGTGATTCGTGTGCTATAAAATTTTTGTATAATTTCATAACCCTCCATCGTTAATATTACTAATGTAATCTTTTTTGATAGTTATTTATCATTCATGTTCGCCACCGTTACCGCGACCATATCCACCAAAATATTGTGGCTTACGTTTGGCAGTTTCAAATGTTGCTACTGTAATTGCAATTGCACCAAGCAATAGTGTGTGTAGCATCATACTAAACACTCCTGCCCACATGCTACCTACAATAATAGCAAATACAATACACCACATCCATGCTAATACTTGCATAATCATGTGCCGTGTGCTGAAATCTGGAATGTTACATAGTGGATTCTTTTCATGATCCATAACTACGTTCCAACTGTTGTAAATAAATTCTCTCATTGATATTACCTTTCTAAATATTACCTTTGTTGGATAATGTGCGTCCACATCATCTCTATATTCAATAGCATCAAGTACATTGTGAAATTCTTGTGATATTTTTTTATCTTTAAACCATGCTGTTACTTTATACATTGACTATCCTTTTATTGGCTGGAAAGATAGGATTCGAACCTATAATCTTTTGTACCAAAAACAACTGCATTACCGTTATGCTACTTTCCATTCCTTCTTCTTCTTTCTTGGTACTCCCGACAGGATTCGAACCTGTGATCGACCCGTTATGAGCGGGTGGCATTAGACCGCTATGCTACAAGAGTATCTTTGGTACCTCCTCCCGGACTCGAACCGGGACGCCATATGGCCACAGATTTTAAGTCTGTTATGTCTACCATTCCATCAAGGAGGCTAAATTGGCCCGCTCTACAGGATTCGAACCTGTGACCTACTGCTTAGAAGGCAGTTGCTCTATCCAGCTGAGCTAAGAGCGGATAACTGTTTATCTTTGTGTAGGTTCTCTCTTTGTGAGGCTTGACATAGACTCTATGATAAAGTCTACCTTTTCTTCGGTGAGGTATCCTCTGACAGTATCACCTGATTCAGTAATACTTGGTAGTGCTACCATTTCGTTATCTAAAAAGACACCGATTTCGTATAGTCCACTTTTCCCGCCATAAGACATTTCGTTTTTAATAATACTTAATTCGTAATGAGGTCCAAACTGTACAGTTGCTTTTACGCCGTTTGGAAATTTGGTTTCCACCATTTTAAGATCTTTAAGTTTCATGTTTTACTCTGTTGTTTCGAGGATTTTTATTTGCTTGTTTAGCTCTTGTATATATTCTTCTAATGTACTTATTGTTGTGTATAAGTGTCCGGTGTCGTGTTCTTGTATACGACTCCGGATCACTTCTACTGTTTCCGTAAGTACTTCAATTTTGTTTAGAACTTCGCTATAGTCTACTATTGTCATTTAAACAACTTATCAAATTCTTCAGCAGCCTTTCGCTTTGTTTTACTTTTTGATTCAGTTTCATCGTATACGGGCTGTTTGTACATGTTAACGTATTCAATTTCTTCTAGAATCTCAATTCTGTCCTTAACTTTTCTTAGTGCTGTACGGACTGATTCATCGTTTTCTTTACTGATCTCATCATTTAAGATTTCTACTATTTGTCTACTACTAATCATATCCGCTCCTTAATTTATGTTACTAATATAACATCTAATGTTCACAATGTCAACA